CTACAGCGCCAACTTCACCAACAACGTTGGCCTGGTGTTCAACCGTCAAGCCGTCGGCACCGTCAAGCTGATGGATCTCAAGATGGAGCAAACAGGGCAAGACGTGCATGCTCTTTACCAGGGCACGTTTATGGTCGGCTCTATGGCTCTCGGCACCGGGATCCTGCGTCCTGACTGTGCAGTTGAGATCACCTTCTCTTGACCGTATCCTGAAGGGGCCTACGGGCCCCTTTTTTATTGGAGATCACCATGCACAAGAAAGGAAGCAAGGGCGGCAAGAAAGGCGGTACTAAGAAGAAGGGGTACTGATGCCTGCCAAGAAACGGGGCCTATACGCCAACATTCATGCCAAGCGGCGCCGCGGTGAAGCCCCCCGCAAGCCAGGCAGCAAGGGTGCGCCAACTGATAAGGCGTTCCGCGACTCTGCAAAAACAGCCAAGAAAAAGAAGAAGTGACCCATGGCACTTGCAAGAACTAGCTTTTTAGAAGCCGTCAACCGCGTCTTGCAAATGCTGGGCGAGGCCCCGGTCAACAGCCTGCAGGGTCAGTTTGGTCTGGCCAAGCAGGCTGAGGACGCGCTTACTGATGTGAGTCGTCGGGTGCAAGCCGAAGGGTGGTCGTTCAACACTGACTACGAAGTCACGCTTACGCGCAACACAAACGACGAAATTGCTGTCGGCAGCAACGTAAGCCGTGTCGTGGTCGATCCGTTGACCTACCCGGACTATGACGTCATTCAGCGTGGCAGCAGGCTGTATGACCGTCGCCGCAATCTTTACACGTTTACAGAGGACGTAAAGGCAGACGTCACCTACTTAATGGATTGGGATGACCTGCCTGAACACGCTCACCACTACATCACGATCAAGGCTGGGCGGCAGCTCCAGGAGGCAATCCTTGGCAGCGAAGACCTGACCAAGATCAACCTGTCGCAAGAGCTAGAGGCGCGCAGTCAATTCTTGGAAGAGGAGACAACCAAGAGCGAGCACAACATGCTGCGTGGCAACCCGAACCACACCAGCGTTCTCAACACCTACATCCCGAGTCGCGCCCTGCGTCGCCTGTAGTTATGCCTCTGATCAGCAGCACGATTCCAAACCTCATCAATGGGGTGAGCCAGCAACCTGCTGCGCTGCGGTTGTCGTCGCAGGCTGAGTCAGTCGTGAACTGCATGTCCAGCCCTGTGGAAGGACTGAAGAAACGGCCGCCGATGAATCATGTAGCGCGACTGTTTACAGGCAGCGCAGGATCTACCAGGCCGTTCACGCACATCGTCGACCGTGACGGCAACATTCAGTACCTGATCCTGATTCAGGACGGCGCCATTAAGGTGTTTGACCTAGACGGCACGCAACGCACGGTTACAGCACCAAACGGCACGACTTACCTAGATGTGACAGGCGACCCGTCGTCGCAGTTTCGGGTTGCATCGATCGCTGACTTCACGTTCATCGTCAATCGCGAGAAGACGGTGGCGATGGACACGTCGCAGACGGCGTACAACTGGGGCACCAAATCCATGGTGTTCATCAAGGCAGCTGACTTCAACACCACTTACCGCGTCAACCTAAACGGCACAGAAAAGACGCACACCACTGGCAATACCACTGGCAGCGCGCCTGACACGGTGACGATTGCTAGCGACCTTGCGAGCCAGCTCAACACCATAAGCGGCTTTACGGTCACGTCTGACGACTACATCATTCGCATTACCAAGGACGATGGTGGCGATTACACGCTGACCAGCGGCGACACAGTCAACGCAACATCGACTTCAGCAATTAAGGACACGGTCAATGACATCACTGACCTGCCAACAATTGCTGAGCACAACTTCACCGTAAAGATCAAAGGCTCGGCTGCGACTGAGTTTGACGACTACTACGTCAAGTTTGAAACAACGTCTGGCAGCGGTTTTGGCCCTGGCGTGTGGCGAGAGACCGTAGCTCCTGGCCTGAACTACCTGTTCAATCTCGACACCATGCCGCACACGCTGGTGCGCAACGCCAACGGCACGTTCACGTTTGACCGGTTTGCGTGGACTGGCCGCATGGCTGGCGATCTCAACACTGCGCCTGACCCAACGTTTGTCGGCAGCCAAATTAAAAACATCAACCTGTTCCGTAACAGGCTTGTGTTCCTGGCAGACGAAAACGTCATCTTGTCGGCAGCTGATTCGTTCGACAGGTTTTGGCCTGAATCAGTGCAAACCGTTGTCGACTCAGATCCGATTGACATCAGCAGTGGCGGCACAGAGATCAACTTCTTAACCAGCAGCCTGGCGTTTGCGAACACGCTGCTGCTGTTTAGCCGCCATGGTCAGTTTCGATTAGACACAGGCTCTACAACAGTTGGCGCGCCGCTTACGCCACGCAGTGCAACGGTCACTGCAACGACAACGTTCAACGGACTCGATGACGTCGATCCAGTTGGCGTTGGCCGGACGATCTATTTCGGCATACCTAAGGGCACGTTCACTGGCTTGCGTGAGTTCTTCTTGCCTGACGCCAGTGGCCCCATGCCGTTGTCAGAAGAGGTGACGTCATCGGTGCCACGCTTTATTCCAGGCAACTTGGTCAACGTCGCAGCTTCTGTGTCGGAAGAGTGCATCGTGATGCTGAGCAAAGACGAGCCGCGTCGGCTCTACCTCTACAAGTTTTTCTTTGAGGACGACACCAAGCTGCAATCGTCTTGGTCCTATTGGGAAGTCGCAGACAACAAGTCGATCATTGGCGTCAGCATTTTGGACAGCGACATGTACGTCATCGTCCAGTGCTCAGATGGCGTCTACCTAGAAAAGACGTCGCTGCGAGCAGAGAACGTGGACAGCGGCACTAATTTTGAGATCTTGCTTGACCGCAAGGTCACAGAAGCAGAGTGCACGGTGGCGTTGACCAATGCGTCTGGCCTGGACCTGGAGTCAACGATCACGCTGCCCTACCCAATTGCCAACGCCAACAGCACTGTGGTGGTTGGACGCTATGCCGCTGGCAATACGCTGAACCACGGCAACGTCATTCTGCCAACCAGTGAAACGCTGACTGGTGGGGCTGGAGGCAACGGCACTTTGGTTGTGCGTGGCGATCTGACTAACGCCAAGTTCTACGTTGGCGAGCGGTATGACATGACCTACGAGTTTTCTACGCCGTATTTGAAAGAAGAGCCGCCAGGTGGCGGCATTGCCGTGGCTGCTGGCCCTGTGCTGCAGCTGCGGACCTGGACGTTGATCTATGACGACACGTCGCACTTTGACCTAAAGATCACACCACAAAGCCGTGATACGTCGACCTATCCGTTTAACGCCCGCACGGTTGGCAGCGGCCAGTTTCCGCTTGGTACTCCGGGTTTGCGAACAGGATCATTTCGTGCGCCGGTGATGTCTAAGAACACTGAGGCAAAAATTGAATTGTTTAGTGACAGTCCGCTACCGTGCAGGGTGCAATCAGCTGAATGGGAAGGGTGGTATCACAGCCGGGCCAAGAGGCTGTAACTCGTGCCTATCAGCGACCATCAACCATTCTTGACGTTTCCTGGGTTGCCGATGGCATGCGCCAGGCAGACGTTGATGAAGTGAAGGCGCAGTCAGGGCTTACGCCACGCGAGTCCTTGCTCTATTCTTTTTTTATGAGCAGCCCCTGCATGACAATTGTTAGCCGTCATGGCGACCCAATTGGCATGTGGGGTGTTGTGCCTGAGGGCCAAACCGCTGGTCGCATCTGGATGCTGGGCCGGGATGAAATGCTGACGGACGTCCACGACAAGTGGGAGTTCCTGCGGCAATCACGCATCCACTTGGCCAATTTGCACGCGATGTATCCCGTGCTTTTTAACTTTGTCGATGCGCGCAATGCAGTGCATTTGCGTTGGTTGCGGTGGATGGGGTTCACATTCATCAGCCGCAATGACAACTACGGCCCTGAAAAGCGGACCTTCTACGAGTTTGTGAGGATCTGAGGCATGTGCGGGCCAGTAGGAATTGCGCTTGGTGTTGTATCTGCCGGCCTGGGCATCATGCAGGCCAATGCTCAATATCAGGCTGCGCAAGAGCAAGTTCGCTACAACAACCAAGTTGCGCGCCAGCAATACGAAGTCAACATGATGAACGCCGAGTTTGCTCGGCAATCAGAGGCGCAGAAGGCAGCAGCAAGACAGCAGCAGATTGAACAAAACACTGCGCTTGCGCGGGCTGCTGAGGCTGAAAAGATTTCGCAGGCAAGGCAGCAATACGTTGAAAAACAGCTGCAGACTGCCCAGGACAAACGCGAGGCAGACCTTGAGGCAAGACGAGCACGCGGCGCTTTATTGGCTTCTGGGCGAACCGGAAACGTTATGCAGACGTTGCTTGCTGACGTCGATCGGCAGGCTGGTCGATTTGACTATTACAGCGACCGCAATCTGGCGTTTGCTGGCACAAGGGCACAGCAACAAGGCCGCGCTGCGACCATAGAAAGGATCAACAGGGTCAGCAGCATCCAGCCGTACATGCAGCAAACGATCCTTGATCCGTTTGAACCGGTCTATCAACGAGCGCCAAGTAGTACGCCGTATGTGCTGCAGGGGGCTGGCGCTGTTATTGGCGGAGCGCAGACAGGCTTAGGAATAGAAGCTTCAATTAACCAAGCTGGCTTTACGCCAGATGGTTTGTGGTACTCAAGGTAAATGGCAAAACTTTCTTTTGGTAAATCAGCTGGCAACACCAACCGCCGCACGTCGCAGCGGGTCCAGGGCGGTGCGCTTGGCCAGCAGGGCGGCACGACTCCCCTGCCTACTTTCGGCCTAGAGCTTCCTGATGTAGAACCGTCAGCTGTTGCGATCGACGTCTATGCACGTCCGACTGAATTACAGCCGGCAGCACGCACGCAGGCGTCTTACACAAGGCCGCTTGAGCCAACATCAATTAGCGACCTGCAGCGCCTGGGCGAGGCCCTGGGTGGCTTTAACCGCAACCTGCAAAATTTGGCGACGGCGACTGTCGACTTTATTGGCGAGCGCGAAAAGCGACTTAAGGCGGAAGCGGAAGAAGAAGCAGCTGGAACGGTGTTTGGCACTAGAGAGTACAAAAGGTTGCGCGGCGGAACAGAACAATTAGAGAAGGCATCGCAAGACCCAGAGGCAACACCAGAGCAGCGCCAGCAGGCAAAAGAAGCTCTTGAGCGAGTGCAAGCTGAGGCCAGCACTAACCCGCACTACCCCAGCGCACTGCGCAGGCTGCAGGTGCAAAAGCGTGCTGTTGGCATTGCAAGCTGGATCGACAGCAATCCAACAGTTACTGATGCTGAAGGCAACGAAAGGACGTTGCGTGAGCTAAAGCCAAGCAGCCCTGAGTTTTCCAACGCAGTCAACAACTACGTCTATGGCGGCGAAGTGTTGACGCCACGCGAGGCGCGCAAGCTGCAACCAATCTTGCTGCAAAGCTTGTCTGTCGCGCAATCGACCCAAGCGCGCAACCACCGGGCGTACAAGAAAGAACAGCTAACGGCGTTTAGCAACCAGCGAATCAACCTTGCTATTGAGGCGTATCAAGGTGGCGGCACTCACGAAGATTTAGCAAGAGACTTGCAGGAAGGATTTGAAGACCTTGGCCCTAAAGGCGATCCGACTTTGACTTTGGCAGAAAGTCGCGCGGCCCAGAGCAACTACATTTCTGACGTCGTTACCGCTCTCAACAACTCACCAAAGAGACCAAAGAGCTTTGACCAGGTTCTTGGCTTGCTTAGCCCGCTGATGACTGGCCCGGTCGCTGATCGATTTATAGACGGCAAGGTCAACGAAAAGTTGCGGGCCATCAACAACATGGACCCTGCTGAGCTGGCGCGGCTGCGCAATCAATGGGAAAGCGAATCAGTAAGCCGCGTAACTCGGGCAAAGCAACAGCAAACGCTCAGCGAAGACGATTACATCAACACAGAAATTGCAGAATTAAATCAACTGTATGAGTTTGGTGCTGACGGCGTCGCAACTCCGCAGTCAATGCAGAGATTTCAGGACGCCAAGCTTGATCTGACAGAAAGGATCATGCAAGAAAACATGGCTGATCCTGCGCGGCAAACGCGATTGCTCACGCTGTTAGAGACGCGCACAGCTGAGTACCCACGGGCATGGCGCAAAGACATGCTGCAGGATTTTGACAAAGGCTTTAATGCTGATCTGAATTTGCTGATGGCTGACCCGTCAATAGAAAGCGCAGTGTTAAATCGTGTGCAAGAAGGTTATGACAATGGGGTGTTGAACAGTGCGCAATACAACCAAAGGCAAGGAGAAGTGCGCCAAATCATGGACGGTACTTTTAGAGATTCCGGCAAGGCAATGACGGAAGCAATTAACAGGGTCGAAGATAATTATCTAAACAACGCGAAATCATCTGACTCGCCTGGCGGGCTTGCTACTGACGTTGAGACGCGATTGTTTGAAGTGGCTAAGCCAGCAATGATAAGAGACGGCAGAAATCTGATGCGCAAGCTAGCGCGAGAAGGAAGCCTTAATGAATTTCCTGCTCAGTATGCAGCCATGCTTGAGCAGAAAAGATTGGAGTACGGCTTGTTTGAGTCAAGAACGGATCCTGGGTTTGTTGAGTATCAATCGCTCAACGATTTGCAAAGAGCCCACAATCAGGGCATGGCGGATGGCGCGCTAGAGCGGCGGGCTCAAAGCGATTTGCCGATTCTTAGCCAGCAAGCAGTGGGTGAGGTTATGGACATGGTTTCTACCGGCAAGCCATTGCCTCCGCACATTGCTGATGCAGTGCGTGCGTATGGAGGCTTGCGTCCGTTTATCGAGAAGGAACTAATTAAAAACAACGTCAGGGTGGAGGACGCAAGAAAAGCTGCTCGTGAAAGGCCTGCTGAGTTTTACGAAGTCGAGCTAGAAGAAGATGCTCCGGCCGTGCAAGAAGTGTCGATGGTTGACCGTTTGGTCGGTGGGTCTATTGCCTTAGTTGGCGCAATGCTGCCTGGCGCCCCTGCGCAGGCGACAGTCTTGCCTCCTCCGCCAATCACCCGGCCGCTGCCGACCTATGGGCCAGGGCCACGTCAACAGGCCATCGTCGCTGCTGCAAAGCAAGTAGGCATCCGGCCTATCGATTTGGCCGCGGCCATGTCATACGAAACCATTGGCAGCTTTGACCCCAGCATCACGAACCAGCTGGGTTACTCAGGCTTAATCCAGTTCAGCCCAGACAACCAAGAAACCTACGGCGTAAATGCTGACAGCACATTTGAGGAGCAAGCGCATGCAGCAGCGCGATACCTAAAAGATCGCGGCGTGCGCCCTGGTGACGGCATCAATCGCATCTATGCCGCCATCTTGATTGGCAACGCAGACGGCAAAGGTCCGAACGGCGAAGACTACATGGATGCAGAAGACGTCAATGGCAACAGCGTCAACTCGGCACTCAAAGATTTGCTTCCTGGCGGTGGTCACTACCAAAATGCAGATCGGTTCCTGCGGGGCGATTAAGCAATGCCATTCGTAAACATCAAGGACGAAAACGGCGTTGAGCGTCTGGTGTATGAATCGCCCCAGGAGCAGGAGCGGCAAAAGCAAGAAGAGCAAGAAGCACGGCTGCGCAATCCGCTTACGTCTGAGGGGTTTGCAAACAACCTGCAGCAACTGGCTGACTTGGTGCCTGAGCCAGTACAGGACTATTTAGAGCAAGCAGGCGATCGTCTTGGCCAAAACCTGTTGAACGCCGCGGCTACCCAGCAGGCAGAGGCAGGCAGAACTCTTGATCAGATCCGTGAGTTGCCGGGCCTGGGCTTTATCCCGAAGGGCTATGCAGGCAGTGAGCCGTTAGTACCGCTGCAAGAGCCGACTTACGAGCAGCCAAACACGCCTAGCCCGTTTACTGGCGAGCCGGTCTACAAACCAAGCGGCAACGGCACTGTCGATTTCTTGGCTGACATGACGGCGTCAGTCGCTCAGTTCGTTGCCATTAGCAAAGGGCTAAAAGCCACAGGCTTTAACCCACCGCCAATTCCTCTGTTTAGCAAGCAAGCGGCTGCGCTGAAGGCGTCGCCAAGCCTGGGCAAGCAAGCACTTGGACGATTTATTACAGGGGCTCAAGATCAATATGTAACCAGCGCATTTAACGACTACTTCCTTGAGGACCGCTACGCCACGGCTGGCGAAGCGTTGCTGACTCCAGCCAAGGGAACTCCTTTAGAAGAGCCGCTGCGAAACCTGCTTGTCGCTGGCCCTGACGACACGGCACGGGTGGCGCAGGCAAAGTCTGCTCTCACTGGCCTTATTGGCGGTGCGTTGCTGGGCGGCACTCTTGATGCTGCGACAACACCAATAGCCAATCTCGTTGCTCGATCTCGCGTCAGGCAGATCAACGCTGCTGTTGATTACGCAAAAGCAACTGACGAGCCTGTAACGCCAGAAGCGCCTGCCGATGCAGCGCCGGCACCGGTAGCTGAAGAGCCCGTCCGCATCACCGGGCGCAAGCCTGCAGAAGAGGCAGAGCTGGTTGCACGGGTCAACACGCTCACAGCAGAGGACAAACTCAACCGCATGCGTGCAGCAGAAGAAGAGCTGACGCTGGCGCAGGAAGAAGTCGAGAACGTCGACGCTCTTTACAAGGCAGTGCAGCAGCAACCGGCAGAGCCGGAAGCGGCGCCGGTGCTACAGCCGCCAACCGTTGACGACGTCACGGCAGGCACTGTTGCCACCATCCCGGTCGAAAACATTGCTGTTGATCCGAAGCGATTCCAGTTCAAAGAAGCTGGTCAGCTGACCCGGACTGGGCAGAGCGGCTCACTGTCAGACACTGACGTCTTTAACGCTGACCTAGCCAACGTCATCAGCGTCTGGCGTGACCCTGCCGACAACAAAACCTATGTCGTCAACGGCCACAACCGGCTGGCCCGTGCTGCAAGAGCAGGCCGCGGCAGCATCAACGTGCGCTTTATGGACGCTGCCAGCGCGTCTGAAGCACGGCTGAAAGGCGCGATGCAGAACATTGCTGAGGGCAATGGCACGCCTATCGACGCAGCCAAGATCATGCGTGAGTCGGCCATGTCAAGCGAGGACATGGTTGCCCAG